TATATTTCCAAAATCGCCCTTGTGGAGCTGCATTGAAGATAGTAACTCATTCGCACCTGCAGAGCTTACAGCTTTAGTACCATTAACAGTTGTGTTAAGGGCATCAGCTTTGCTATGTAGAGCAGACTGTGCGTAGCCAGACATGTAGCCAAGAACTTCTTGGTCATGATTATCAGCTAAACGATAGGCTGCACGATTGGTTGCAAGATCCATGAAATTTACATGCGAATGCGCTTCCTCAATATCGTCCATCTTAAAAGCAAAATAGTTAGCTTTATCAATGACTAAGGAGAAGTCTTCGTCCTGTAAATCCTGTGCTGTGACATTTGTGCCACGTGCATATGACGATACAGAAATTTCAGGTTCTTTGATAATTTTTACTGTATCCCCTTGGGCAGCAATTTCTCCCATGTAGTCAGAATTAGTAATATCACCAGCTACAGTGCTCTTGCGGAATGCAAGCTGTACTTTTTTAGAATAGATTACTGGGCTAAAGTTACCATTTGGTAAATTGCCATAACCTGTTGCGGTTGTAAAAGCCATGAGATAAATCCTCCGTTAGGTGTTTGGCTTATAATTAATAAGATAAACTAACCGATAAGAGGCCAGACTTTTTAGGGTGCATATAAGTTTGAGGCATAAGGATCAGTTATGTAACTCAAGTTATACGGGCCTGTACTTGTCTAGGTAGATCTTATAATTGGTGTGTTTAGACTTAGCGAGGTAGTTTTGTCTTAAGAGCAAGGTAGTCTTTTTACAAGAGGCTTACTACTTAATGTAAAGACACCTATAGTTATACTAGGTACACTATAGATGTCAATGCCTTATTTGCTATTATCGTGCACCGCCTGTCATATCGTAGTCGAACTTTCCAGAACGGATAGATTCCATAATAGCATCTGATTGTTTTTCATATTGAGAAGCAGTCATCCTATGTACTTGCGACTCAGAGAAATTTCCAGTTGGGTCACTTTGATCTGGCTTAGTTGTACGTTTAGTTACAACAGCAGAGGCTGCAGATTTAGATGACTTCTTTTTAGTTTTATTGTCTAGACCCTTGTCTACTTTATACAAATCTATTACACGAGTAACAGATGCAGGGTCTTCAGAGTTCTCATACAGGGCATCCTGTACCCACTTAGGTTGTTCACCAGCCCAATCGTGGAAGACATCACTACTACGTAGGTCATCAAAGTCAGGGTGCATAGCCCTAATCTCATCTTCCATCCTGTTGCGGTCAGACTCTGCGCTAATGCGATCAATCTCTTGCAAACGACTTTCTGCACCAGAAAACTTCTCTTGTGCTTTCTTCTCTGCAATGCGTTCAACAATAGCGGCTACATCAGGATACTGGCGAGTCCACTCTTCTATGTCTTCATCTGACTTAGGAGGACGTATGTCACCTCTCTCTTGTGCATTCTCTAGCTGAGTTTTAATTGCCTTAAGTTCTTCAGCTTGTTTATTCTGATGACTACGTAAGTCACTGTAGCGTTTCTTGTAGGTCTTCTCTTCGCTACTTAAGCTTTCGTCTTCTTGTGCTTCATCTTTAGCGTTGGCTTCTTTTTGTTTGGGATCACTTGCATCTTGTACTTTGTTTGATGCAGCTGTCTCGCCATCGGATTCCTCACTGTCATCGGACTTTTCTCCCATGAGATCTTTTAGTTCTTCTTCCTGCTCTTGGATACGGCGCTTGTTAGCATTACTAAAGTTTGCATCAACGAATCCTGCAGTCTTAGGTGTGTTCATAGTTTGTAGTTCGGGCATAGTATTTCCTTTATGTGGGGCCAGCATTAGCCGGGTAGCCTTATAGTTTTTGTCGGAGTAGTTACTTCTTCTTTTTCTTTTTCATTAATCCACCTTTATATCTTCCTCCTTTAGCTTTTCCATCTTTATCAAGTTGACCTGATTTTTTCTTTTCCTCAATAACTTTTTTATTCTGTACTAAACGATTATCTTTTTCTGCTTTTGTTAATTGATTTTCGGTCTTTGAAAGTTTCTGGCCTAATAAATTTGTACCTGATGCTCTAGCTTTATCAACATCAGCTTCGGTAGCAGAACGACCTAGTTTCTTTTCTATTGCTGCTGTTGTTGCATCTGCTTTATCGACACCAGCACTTACAATATTTTTATTCATACCACTAGTTACTGGCGCAACTCCTGCAGCTGTAATTTGTGATTTTCGCTCTGCAGCTGTTGTACCAAAATCAAATGGATCAGTACCATACTCATCAAGTATTTTATTTGTAAGGTTAGAAGTATTAGTTAAAGCATATGATATTATTGAACCAAGTTTAGTTGGATCACCAAGGCGATCTGTAGTACGTTTTGCTAAAGCTGCTTTCATACCAGCTATTGCTTCTGAATCATACCCTCTTGATTCCAAATAGTCAATGTTACTTTGCAGTTCGCCAATTGCAGTAGCTTGAAGGAATTGCCCAACAGGACTATTCTTAAAGAATTTACCTATAGTACTTTGCTCTTTAGTAATTGCACTTAAGGTTTCTCCTGCAAGTAAATCTGGATCTGAGTAGGTATACTTATTCTTCCAAGCATCCATATCTACTTCAAAGTCATCATCTTTATTATTATTTAAGTTACCTGTAGGTGCAGTTGCTGCAGGAGGTACGCCCATGATAAACCCTGCAGGCACTTCCTGTAGCGGCTGATTTGTAACAGCATCATGAGGTATCTGCATAGTCTCACCTGTAGATGGATTGTAGTAGTCTACCATTATTGTAGCGTTACCAGCTTCCGTACCAGCCATAGGTCTAGTTCCAAATGATGAGAAGCCTAAGCCAAACTGAAAGGGGTTAAAAGTAGAAGCAGTAGTTGAAGTACCCGTTGCTTCTTCTACTGGAGGGATAGGCATATTATCAACTACATCACCGCCCGGTGCATAGCCAGAACTCTTCTCAGCTTTATTAGAAATCATATCTTGTACTTCAGTGTAGTTCTCAACTGGTATAAAGCCACCCCTAGCTAATGATTGAGTTTGCCTATTAGCTCTTTCCATATCATCGGGTTTCATGTTAGCCTTCGTAGTGTTTACTGTAACACCACGCTTAGATAACTCACCTAGCAAAGCAGGGTTTGTCTGAGCAGCAACTAAAACTTTATCAATAACAGAATCAATCTTAGTACTATCTTTATACGGAGATTCTGTCATGCCACCTACAGCAAAGCCAACAGTCATACCTTTAGCTTTCATACGAGAGTTTACTAAGGGGTCATTGAAGCCCTCTGATGCCATAGAGTTTAGTGTACTGTTTACAAGACCGCCTTCCTTTAGACCAGATGAAGACAGAGCTTCTTCAAGACTAGCTAAGTCTTCCTCACTAATGTCCATGCCACCAACAGGAGCATCCACTGGCTCACCACCAATGCGACCATCTGCTTCCATATTAGCTAGGCCTGTCTTAGCTTTTGTACGGAGGTCTTCAAAGAACTTTACGCCAAAGAAACGAACAACATCAGCAGGTACAACATACTCGCCTTCACTCAGCCTAGCGTCAATGTCATCACGCACTTCTTCAGGCAAAGAGCCGGGAGGAATTTCGTTGCCTGATACAGGGTCTACTTGTGGACCTTGATCAGAAAAAGCCATTTCCATCTGTTCATTTATTGCCATTAACTTCATCCCTCAAATATTTAAGCTTACGTAGCATAGCTGCTTCGCCTTGACATCGAAACATATCATCTGTCTTTGTGACTTGTTCCATCTTCTTGTGCACTTGTAGTATCTTATCATCTAGCATTTCGCAGAACTCATCCCACAAAGGCTTATCGTTTACTAACTTCTGTAGTTTCATCTGTCAGGCCTCTGAACTAAGCCGCCTTTGTTTAACCTTAGTCTACTTGTTTTAGGATCTAACTTCAAGTCTTTAATGTTAATAGACTTACCTTTTAGTATTACAAAATCGCCTTTCTCAACATACGTTAAATCTTTAGTGCCTACTTTAATTTGATTACCAAGCTCAGCTTGCAATTGCTTTAAAGCTTTATCATAAGCTACTACATATGTATTGTGAAAGCCTGAGCCTTTAGTGATAGCTTTCTTATAGGCTTTAAGCCCCTCAGAAGTACCACGGTCAAATCTTTTTTCTGCTAGTTTCTCTATAGGAGGTAATACAATCTCATCAATACCTTTGGCTTTAGAATCTGCAATGATTGACTGCAGTAGAACTCTTACCGAATCAGTAAGTTTATTAATAGGTACTTCTTTTTTAGACACAGAAACTTTGGCTTGAGTTATAGCAGATTGAAAATCCCTATTCATTTTATTTAACTTATTAGGTATATCTGCAGCTACTGCTTCTAGAGAAACATTAATTTTATCAAATGCCATAGCTTTAAACATATCTTCTACAGCTGAGGTTAGGTATACACCTGCACTTTTGTATCCCCTTTTTTCAAATAGTTCTCTAATTATAGGAGTCCGTTCATTACTTCCAAGTTTTTTATTTACACCAATTGGAATTAATTCATTGAATACAAAGTCATCAAACTCTTTAAATAAACTACCCGCCATTTCAAACCCTTCTTCAAAAGCAATATCATCTATATCAGAATCAAACTTTACTCTTAACTTAGCTATGCTGTCTCTCATAACTTTAGCTGGGTCATCTGTCATATTTTGTATTACATCAGACTGAAGCTCTTCAATAAATGTGTAGTCAGGGTCATCATCAAACCTTGGCTTCTTTGTTGTATTCTGCCTTAAACTATAACGTGCATGAGCTAGGTTATTAGGGCCGTAGTGAGTCATTAATCCTAAGTTGGCACCAACTATATCAACGCCAATTTCTTCGTACCCTACTTCAGGATCTAATAGATCCCCCTGCCTCTGCATAGTTTGATTAGCAGTCTTTTTCTTTACAGCTGAAATTCTTAAAGGTTCCATGCCATCGTCAATAGCACCACTACCAACATATTTTGTTGTACCAGCTGGTGTAGTGTAGCTTACTATTCCCGGAGCAACATCCTCACCTCTAGTATATTTTTTAGCAGGATCTAAACTAAACTCTCTATAGTCTAACTCAGCCTGTGTAACTTTAGGAGCACGCTTTCGTACAAAAGCCTCAATGTTTTCTCCTCTAGTCCCTTCTTTGCCTATAGGTGCATTCTCAATAGCAGACTCTAGGGGGCTATAAAACTCAGCTATAGTAGAATTATTAGGGTTTGATACATCTCTAAGAACTGCATCTGTCTGCTTGAACATAGGATTAAACTTAGGGTTATCCGTAATGCCCAGCGCAGAGCTTAGCTCTTTAGCTATAAGTCTACTAAGTGCAGCCATTACTGTACGTTCCCACTAAAGCCCGGTTCTCCGGGCGCTGCAGCAGCACCTATTCCTATGTTACCACCACCGCCGCCTGTCATGTCTTGTGGTCCTGTTGGGCCTGCTCCTTGTGGTGGAGGTGCCCCAGCTGGTCCTGCATTAGGATCTCCGGGTGCAGCAGGCTCAGGAGGAGCTTGGAACCCTTTAAGAATTTCAGCCTGTACTGCTGCGTCTTGAATGGAGTTAGTTACTTTATCAGGATCAAGATCCATGCTAATTGCAATCTCACGAATGATGTAATCCATCTTAGCAAACGGTGCTAGTATAGGATTCTGTGCAACCTGCAAGAACTGCAGCAAGCGTTGGCTACGTACTTCGTTAGCCATCAGTGACTCAGTACCTTGAGCTTTGACTTCTAAGTCACCCTTAATTTCAGGATCATAGTCGAACTGCATGTTGAAGCTAAAGAAAGCTTTGCCTAGTGGGTTAAGCAGGTAGTCATCTACGTTCTTAATAACAGTACGGATAGAGCCATTAGCTGCTGACATAAGCATAGAGATACCAGAAGCTGTACGTCCTACGCCTGTCACGCCTGTCTGACCGTGAGCAAAGCTAGGGAAGCCTGTTGATTCGTCTGCTAGTACTCGTGCCTTATCGAACAACTGCATGTTCTCACCAGCAACGTTAGGGAATGATGTACCGAAGATAGCTTGTCCGGGTGCACCACCTTGACGCCTAAACACTTTGCCCGGATATACTGAAAGGTCTTGGCCCGGTACTAAGTTTGTCTCATCAACCTCAATCAACAAGTTACCTGACAGTACAGCATTATCTACTGCCATACGCATGAAGCCGTTCATAAGGGTCTGTGTGTCATCCATGTTCTCAGCGATACCTACACCGAAGAACGAGTACGGATTGACTTCATAAGGCACAGCGTAGTAAGGTATAAGTGCAGGCTTGAATGGATTCATAACCATACGTAAGACGTTACCGTTACACACCCACAAGTTTACGTTAAGCTGCTCTGCATCTTTAAGTGCACGAGGGATCTCTATGTCGTGGTCCTCTAATACTTCACGATCAACGAAACCCCAGAACTCTTTTACTTCATAGCGTTCAGCTTGGCTACCGTGCTCGTCATCCTCCATGACTTGCTCCCACCACTTCTTCTCATAGGATTCACCCATCTTAAGAGAGTTGTCGATAGCGTTGTCACGAAAGAAAGGACGGCCTTTAAGGGCACGCAGCTGAGAGCGAGACATCTTGTGACGCTCAACTATATACTCAGCCTCATCCATGTTAGATGCGTCAGGGTCAGGATAGAAGTTCCATAGAGATACATTGCTTGTAGAAGGAACAGTCTTTATAGTAGGGTCATAGTTACCCTCATCATCCCAATTAGGATACTCTTTGTTTACAGCGAATGGGCCTTTCATAATGCCTGTGCCAAACAAAGAACATTCAAAGGCAGCAAGACGTAGCTGTTTGTTAGCTCCACTCTCCTCTAACTGATCGTGTATCTTCTTCTGCATCTTCTTAGCTGCAACTTTTGCAGGATTAAAAGTAACATCAGTAGGAGTAGTACCCGGTCCTTCAACAACTTTTTCTTCTACAGGCTCAAGCTTACCAGCTAAAGCACCCATACGTTCCTTAAGTTGTGGCATAGTTTCGCCGGGAGCAAGACGGCTCTCTTCATTAGTAAAGGGAGTAAAGGCTTCTTTGATACTCTCCATTGCTTCTTCAGCAGCTGGATCAGGGTTCGTACTAAAGTGTACAGAGTCAGCTACACCTTCTGGAAGGCTAGTAGGATCTACAACAATAGGAAACTTCTTGTTACCAAAAAGAACATCAACAATCTGCCCGTAAGCAGCTAGAGTTTTAGTCTTAGTTACTTTTACAAATACACGAGAGCGCTCAGCCTCAGTGAATTGTACTTGTGGATTATACAAACCACGATAGTTACGATATGCTTTTAACCAACGTTCTTCATCTTGGCGTCTAGAGTCTTCAGCTTTCTTGTAACGATTCTCTACAAAAGAAACAATACTTCCTACTGAAGTGTCTGAATCGTAAGAGTCTTTCTTTACATCTTCAATATAAGAAGATTCAGAGGATTCAATATTTTCATCGTAGCTATCATCAAAATCTTTAGGGTCCATACTTAGTATCCAAATGTTGGGTCAGCTGCTTGAAAGCCTGACCTTGAAGTTGCTGGATCGTAGTCAAATAAAGAGCTACGGGGTCTTGTCATAATACCATACCTTAAAGCGTCATACAAGTGGTCTTCTGCATTTGTATCAACGTCCTCTGGATTACGTTTATCTAAAGGTATGCTAGGTAACTGCGCTACTAGGTTAGTACAATCATTAAACATAACTAAACGAGGTTCTTCTGTAAACTCATCTACTTGAAGTCTACGATGTAATTCATTCTTTCCAGCTACACGTGACCCTTTAGAGCGGTCAGAAGGACGCCAACGACACCCTCTCATGTTCATTTGTTCTGCCAAAGATGGACCAGTATCACCACGTTTATGCCACAAAGAACTATCAAGCACCCCATATCTTATACTGCCATCTCCTGATTCAGCTTCTAAGATCATGTCAGCTAAGTCTATAGCTGTAACCTTAGAACAATATAACTCTCTATACACTATTAATTGCTCAGCAGGACTAACTGCAACCCAGACAACTCCTGTGTAACTACCATAACCGTAGTCACATGCCCTAAATCTTGTCCAGCTTTTTGGTATAGCATAAGGCTCGACCACATGTATAGCACGGTTAAACTCAGGAAAAGCGGCACCTTCGTTTACATCCCAATCTCCATCAAGCAATCTCTTGCGTTGTTGATCAGGTAAAGACAAAAGCATTGCTTCGTAGTCACCGCTATCCGCTAGGTAAGGATTATCAAACAAACTAGCAGGAATAAACTTACGTTTAAATAGGGGCTGGTCTTCTTTTCTATGACCCTTAGGGTAGCGTAACGTGTCTCCTGTTTCTATATTAGTAGCCCAGAACGCAGAGTTAGGCGTTGCTGGATCAATAAACATCTTCTTAACCCAAGCATGACCGGGACCACCGGGGTTAGTAGTAGCTCTCATGTAAAGACCTAACTCAGATGAGGCAGATCTTAAACGACTCCGCATGTAATCCCAAGCAAAGGAACTAGACCACTGAGTCAACTCATCGAAGGCTACATAGTTAAACGCCTGTCCTTGGTAGCGCATAACGTCTGTGTCTTTATCTAAGTAAGACATCCAGAGCCTACCGCCTTGAGGTGTAGTCCACTGAGACTTTCTCTCTGACCACTTAATACCCGGTATAGCTTTAGGGTACAACTCTTGGCTCTTCTGTATAAGCTCTCTTAGTTCCTCTGTAGTGTGTCGTACTAGTAGTCCACTAAAGTCTTTGTTACCTAAGTCACGTAAAGGATCAGCTAATGTAGCATAGCTCTTTCCACCTCCAGCTGCTCCACCATACAGTACCTCACGCTCATTAGCTGCTAAGTAGTTAGTCTGTGGTCCGGGGTTAGCCTTAAAGACTACCTCTTGTGCAAACTGTACGTCATAGGGTGCAGGTGTTACCGTTGCGAATACTTTGTGCTCAGGTTTTGTTTCTTCTGTCTTCGTAGGTGTAGTAACCGATTCTTTCTTTTTCGAGCGCTTCGTATTGCTGGATCGTTTCTTCAAGCCAGAGGGCGAGCTTACGCTTAATTGCAGCAAGTGATTTACGTCTTCGCTCGACATCTATACGTTTCTTAAGTCCATCATGAGTTATCTGTCTGCCTGATTGAGTAGTTAACCAAGCAGATACTTCTCTGTAACTATACTGCTTTAAATGTTTCTTTGCAAGCTCTAATAATTCTAATTCTTTAGGTACAGGTTCTAACCAAGAATCATCTGCAGGATCTATATTGTAACCAAAGGGTACAGATCTTTTAGTTAGTCTTGGTACTCGCTCCCAGTTCTTTATGTTGTCAGGCTTTGGTAACATCCAATAGCCTAACTCTGCCTTTTGAAAGTTAGTTCTACGTTTCATCGCCAGCATTAGAATCCTTTGGTGGTAGTATAAACAAGCCACCGCTAGACTCTACTGCAACCTTTTCAGTTTTAACTAAACCAGAGCGGTCTAACACTTGGCCTGCTGCAATCATGCGCTCCTTAACGCCTAGCTGCGTAGGGTCATCCAAAGCCGACCCATAAGCAATAGCAGCTTTTGGACCCAATCTTGACATGTAGCTTTTAGTCGCTTCAAAT